GAAGAGTATCTAGTCGACCACAACGCGACACAGGCCGCAATTCGCGCCGGGTACTCCCCAAAGACGGCGGATCGGCAGGGTCACAGGCTGTTGAAGAATGCTGAGATTGCCGCTGCCGTAGAGGTTGGTCGCGAACGACTCTCTGAGGCGACGGACATCACCGCCAAGCGCGTGCTGGCGGAACTGGCCCGCATCGCTTTTCTCGACCCCCGGGCGGTGTTCGACGAAAGCGGCAGCCTCAAGCCGATTACCGAGTGGGACGAGGACGCCGCCCGCGCGCTCTCCGGCTGTGACGTGACCGAAGAGTTCGAAGGCAGGGGTGCCGCGCGGGACACGGTCGGCTACCTCAAGAAGGTGCGGTTCTGGGACAAGCGGGGCGCGCTGGAGATGCTCGGCAAGCACCTCAGCCTGTTCGCGGACAAGGTGGAGCACTCCGGTCCCGGTGGCGGCCCGATCGAAACCCGCGACGCGACGGTGGACCTCACCAAGCTCTCGACCGAGACGCTGCGGAAGGTGCACCGAGAACTTGCAGCCCAGGCCGACGCTAAACCTTAGACCGTCACGCGATGCCTGCTGCTCCAGCGCTTATTACCAACCGGGCCGCAGTAGATGCGGAGCTTGGCCGTCGCGACCCTGCCTGGTGGGTTAGCTATCAGCTCGGTGACCACGTCTGGAGCAAACAACGGGAGATCCTCGAGTCCGTGCGCGACAACCGCCGGACCGCGGTCCAGTCGTGCCACAGCTCAGGGAAGTCGTGGGTAGCCGCCAGGATCGTCGCCTGGTGGCTGTCCTGCCATCCGCCGGGTGAGGCCCGCGTCGTCACCAGTGCGCCCACCGGCGACCAGGTGAAGGCCATCCTCTGGCACGAGATCGGCCGCGCCCACGCTTTGGGCAAGCTGCCCGGGCGGCTGAATCAGACCGAGTGGTGGATGGAGTTCGCCAACGGGCGAGAGGAAATGGTCGGCATCGGTCGAAAGCCGGCCGAGCACAACCCGGATGCCTTCCAGGGCATCCATGAGCGCTACGTGCTCGTGGTTCTCGACGAGGCGTGTGGCATCCCGGTAGGTCTCTGGAGCGCGGCCGACGGGCTGCTCTCGAACGACGACTGCCGGCTACTCTCCATTGGCAATCCGACCGACCCGGTTTCGGAGTTCGCCGCCGAGTGCAAGCCGGGCTCGGGGGCGAACGTCATCCGTATCGCCGCCTCGGATACTCCGAACTTCACCGGTGAGGAGGTGCCGGAGGCGGTCCGTCAGCGCCTGGTCGGCCGGACGTGGGTAGAGGAGAAGCGGCACCGTTGGGGGGAGGACAACCCGCTCTACATCGCGAAGGTCGAGGCTCTGTTCCCGGAGACTACGGCGGACGGACTGATCCCGCTGTCGTGGGTACGAGCGGCGCAGGAACGGGAGCTGGTGCCGTCTCTGCCGGTCGAGCTCGGGGTGGACGTGGGCGGCGGCGGTGACCGAAGCGTGATCGTGGTTCGCAGTGGGCCAGTGGCTCGGGTGGACCCCCGCTGGCGGACGAAGAATCCCGATACCATGCAGACGTGCGGGAACGTGCTGGCCGCTTTGCGAGAGACGGGCGCAACGGCTGCCAAGATCGACGAGATTGGGATCGGGCGCGGAGTGGTCGACAGGGCCAAGGAGCAGGGCGCGGCAGCGGTCGGCGTGAACGTCGGACAAGCGGCGTCGGACCCCGAAGCCTTCGTCAACCTTCGGGCTGAGATATGGTGGAACTTGCGAGAGCGCTTTCAAGACGGCCTTATCGACATCGACCCCGCAGACGACGACCTTGCCGCTCAGCTCGTGGACGTGCGCTTCAAGCGGACCTCCACAGGGAAGATTCAGATTGAGAGTAAAGACGAAATGAAGCGCCGGGGAAAGTCGTCGCCGGATGATGCCGATGGCCTAGCCTTGGCGTTCTACGTACCGCCGGAGCAGTCCCCGAAACGCGCAGCCGGTGTTTGGGGGTCGCGGCGGCGTAAGCGGTAGGTAGGGGCTACAATCATGCGGCGGGCAGAAGTTACAGAGGCGGAAGTCCGGCGGAGGGGCGTAACGGGTTGTAAGCGTAACTCTCTGAGGGGCGCAGACTTACACCGGCAGGGTCCGGGAACATCATTTATGTCAACCTGGGAGGCGTAAGTCCGTAAGTGGCTGTAGCCGCGCCTCTTGCCGCGTTTGTTGGAGCTTCGCGTCTTGGTGTACGGGTTACATGGGCGCCGCCGCACCCGGGCGAACCTCCGTCCAGAGCCAGTCCGTGGGCGGCTGCGGCGAAAGAACAGCGCGATGGAGCGTGAATCGCTGGCATCCCGTGTCCTCGTCACCCCGTTGCCATCCGGAGCGAGCAGCTCGACGGCCCGCCAGCAGTTGTACTTGTCATAGCCGACCAGCTCGCCGTCATCCCATTGCACGTACAGGTAAAGCCCGCCTTCGTCGGGCAGCAGCCGGCCCATGCGGCCGTCCAGGCGATGCCGGGCCGCGGTCACTTCCCTTCCCACTTGACGCACCCGAAATCGTACTCGACGCCTTTCGCGAGGACATCGCACCACCCTTCGCGTTCGGCCGGCTTGCTCTCCCCGCCGATGTGGATCGTCTCGCTCTCCGTCCAATGGCGGCAAGACGCGCAGCGCTGGAGCGCCGAGCCGAGCAAGGCCCGCCGTATGGCTTCACGCTCTTCGGTGGCTAGGCGCACAATATGCTCGGCGATCGGCAAGCGCTTCGGAGGCGGCGCTGGTGGCGGCTCTGGCTTGACCGCTCCCGGAGGCGGGCTGGTCGGCGCCTTAGTCACGCTGCGCACTCCATCCCACTTAACTGCTCGCCCTATGTCCCATGTACGGCTAGGGTCCAGCACCCGTTCCTTGGCCTGGTAGAACTCCTTTCCGGCGATTGGGTCCAGCTTCGCGGTCAACCAATCGAGCGCCCTGCCCTTGCGGGTAAGCGGTTTATGGCCGGACACGATTCCCTTGTCCACCAGCTTCTCCACTGTGCGGATAACCCGGATGTTCGCCAGTTCGTCGCGTGAAACGGGAGAGAGGGTGCGGAGTATCCATGCGCGCAGGCTCACAGGCGCCCCTCCCACTGTACGCAGCCGAAGCCGCCGCTGGTGAAAAGCACTCCGCCCGGAGAGTGACACACGCCGCCGACGCCCTCGGAGGGTTGCTCAATCCCAACAGCGAAGCTGCAAGCCCCCATCGCCCGGCCGTTATGGTCGTATGGATTTTTCCACCACCGGCACGAGTCGCACCGCGGCACCTGCATGACCTCCAGCGAGTCCAGCGTCTTCGCCTCGGTCAGCCCCTCCTGCATCAACACCGGCTCCTTGGTGACAGGGCAGCTCCCCCACCACAGCCATTCGCCAGCCGGCCTGGATAGGCGGTGAAAGACCACGTCGTGGTCGCCTCCGCAGCGGGCGCACTCGACGACGCGGCGAGAGACACAGTTGACCATCGGGTCGTCGCTGTAGCTCACTGCGCAACCCCGTTGTCCGCCAAGCAGTCGTAGAAGATCCGGGTGTGCGTCATCTGCTGCCCGCTCCAGTCCTCGGCCTTCATGAACTGCTCCTCGCTCACCACCTCCCACTCGGCGCCGCCGTGGTTCGTGGCGCACAGCTTGGCGATGCGGTTGTAAGCCTTCTGAGAGCCGGCCAGCTCTGAGTAGACGACAGCGCCGTCTACGCGCGGGTCCACGTTGGCCGGGGCGTTGCGCATGTTGGCCGGGGACGGTTCGGCGGTGACGCAGCCGAAAAGCAGGAACAGCAGGAAGACTCCAGCCGCCAAGAGCGATATCGGTATCAGGACCGCACGCCCGTCGCGGCGGTAGACGTTCGGGGGTGCGGTGGGGAGGGGCGGCTTGGTCGGCGTCACGGTGTCTCCTCTTCGGTAGTCCATCGTTCGGCGAAGCCTGCCGGCATGCCCTCCGGCCAGCCGTACTCCGCCCAGCAGAACGCGGCCAAGCTGCGGATGGCGTCCGCGCTGGGCGTTTGGTGGTCGATCCGGGCGAGTTCCAAGATCTTGGCGTTGAGGCAGGCGTCAGCAGCGGTCCTGTTGCCTACAGTGCCGGTTGGAGCGCCCGTGGCGCCGCAGCCGAGCAGCAGGGCGGGGAGCAGGGCGAAGAGCGGAAGCTGCTTCACGCGACACCTCCTGAATTCTTCGCGATTTGCGCCTCCAGCGCGGCCACCCGATCTTCCAGCGCCCAGAAGTCCCGCCACATCGGAGCGTGCGAGGCCATCAACCGCTCATCCGGGCGAGGGACAAACTCGTGCTCCGGCTCGGTGTATCCGCTGCCGCCTTCGGGGGCCTGCTTGTAGTGCGCCGCCGCAACGTGCCCACAGACGGCGCAATGGTTGTAGTAGCCGGGAATGGTGTCGGTCGTCACCGCTTCACCTCCACCACGATCCCCTTAGGCGAGATCGGCAGGCGGAACACCGTGTATCCGAAGAGGAGCCCGTCCTCCTCGAATTCGACGCTTCCGACGACGATCACGCCTTCGACCTCGTGGTATCCGGCGGCGGCTAGTGCCTCGGAGCTTTCCAGAACGCGGCCGAACTGCGCCCGCGGCAGCGCGACTACCCAATGCTCGCGAAAGCCATTAACCTGCAACGGGGTGACGAGGACACGGGATGCCAGCGATTCACGCTCCATCGCAACTAGTTCAGCGTCCATCCTCACCACCTCTCCAATCCAAGGGTGATCGTTTCCGTCACCTGTTCGTAGGTCAGGCCGAGCGCAACCGCTGTCGTGACCAGACGATCTCGACCCGGCAGCCTCAAGCCGTACAGAACCGCCCACACGTCATCAGCGCTCATGTGGTCGAGACGCGACGCGATCTCGGCGCTTGTCGTGCGCGACGCGCGGGCTTGCTGCCGAACGAGTCGGCGAAGAGAGCGGCGCCCAATTCGCTCAGGGTCGTGCCGCGGCCTGGCCCTGTTGTAGCGCGGGTGTTCGTTCGTGATGGCTCGCTGCTCGGCGATAAGCGCTGCCGGCCGGCTCGACAGCCAATCGATGGCGATTGAGGCGACATCGGGCCACCAGAACTTCTCGTGCGAGTGAAGCGCGAACCGCGCGGAGGGATCGCACGAGATGCCGACATAGAGAAGGTTCCCGGCGGCGTCTACGGCGCGGTAGAGCGCCGTCGGACGCAACTCTTGGAGCGCTTCGCTGGCCCCGGCAATCACCAAGGCGCCAGCCCCAGACCTTCCGGCGAGATGACAGTGCCGGCGATCTCTTCGTATCCGATCCCCAGCTCGACCGCCACCGCCCGCAACTTCTCTGGATCGGGCGGTCGTCGGCACCTAACTTCAATGTGCCGAATATCTTCGGAGTCCACGACGACTCCGGCCGCGGTGCAGTGTGACGCCAGTTCGTCACGACTCATCCTCGCCCGGAGGCGGCGGCCTTCAATCAGAGTGCGTAGTCGGTAGAAATGGTCCATTGCGGTTCCAATAGTACCGCATCGGTGCTTGTGCGCGCAACAAGCACCGGCCACCCTCATTTCGGGACTAGTGCGCGTGCCGAAAACCACAACCAACGGAAGCGGTAACGGCGCGGCCGAGCCTCGCTTGCCGACCAGCCGTCTGCGCGCCATGGGCTCAGCGCTGGTGGCGCGCGCACGGCTTGCCTCACGGGCCGGGCTGAGCTTCGGCGGTAAGCGCGACTTCTACACTGCGCTCGGTTACGAGCGCGACCTCACAATTCAGCACTACCGCGAGCTATACGAACGCGGCGGTATCGCTCGAAAACTGGTCGACCTCATCCCGACCCTGGCATGGACAGCCGGCGGCGCCGACATCGTGGAAGACCCGGACCCCGGCGAGCTCACGGAATTCGAGACGCAGGCTGCCGAGCTGTTCGCGCGCGTCGACGCCTGGCCTCGCTTCCGCCGCGCGGACATCCTTTCTCGTCTCGGCCGCTACTCCGTTCTGCTGCTCGGTACGTCAGACCTTGAAACGCAGGCGGACTTCGCGCAGCCGCTGTCGAAGCTCTCCGGTCCGGACGACATCCTCTACCTCACGCCGAGAGCCGAGAGCCACGCGAAGATCTGCTCTCTCGTCAAGAAGCCTTCCGACCCGCGCTTCGGCCTGCCTGAGTTCTACAACGTCGATCTGGGGCACGACGAAGACAGCAAGGCGCTCCTCTCCGGAGGGACGCAGAAAACCCACTGGACGCGCGTGGTCCACATTGCCGGCGGGCTGCTCGATAACGACGTGTACGGCGAGCCGGCCCTGCGTGCGTTGTGGAACCTCCTCTTCAACCTCGAAAAGCTGCTCGGCGGCGGCTCAGAGGCGACGTGGAAGCGGATGAACCCGCTGACGCTTTTCGACCTGAGCCCCGATGCAGTACTCGGCGACACGCCCGCGGAGATCGAGGAAGCCGAAGAGGCGCTGGAGGAAGAGATCGAAAATCTGGTGCACGGCTACAAGTCGCACGCCCAGACCACCGGTCTCAGTGCAACGAGCATCAGCCAGGCGGTGCCCAACTTCGGGCCGAACGCGGCGGCAATCGAACGCCATATCGCGGGCACCGGGAACATCCCCCATCGCGTCCTCTTCGGAACGGAGCGCGGCGAGCTGGCCAGCGCGCAGGACCGCTCGAACCTCGGTGACAACGTCCAGGGATACCGCGACAGCCACTGCAACGTGGTAGTCCGCCAGTTCCTCGCCCGCCTGATCGAGTACGGCGCTCTTCCCGAGCCGGTCAAGCACGAGCTGGTATGGCCTGAGATGGAAGAGATGAGCGAGGTCGAAAAGGCCGACGTGGTCAGCAAGATGGCGACGGCGAACAAGGCCAACGTCGACGCAGGCGGCGGCCTGATCGTTGCCGCGAACGAACTGCGGAACGACGTACTCGGCAAGGGTCCTATCGAAGAGATCGAAAACTCCGGGGTGGCCGAGGGAGGCGGCGACGGGTCCTCCTCTCCTGTCGCCGCCTCCCTCCGGGCTGCGAAGCTGAGACTGTGCCGGAAGCGCGGGCTGGACTTCGGGCCTGACTCTCCGGCCGCGCTCGCCGGCGACGAGGAGCCGGAGTGGCGCGCCGTCCACCGCGCTGCCGACCTGCACATGGAGTCTCTGGCGCGGGCTGTCGTCGGCGCCTGGGATGACGGAGCGGCGGAGATCGACGGCGAAGCCCTAGAGGACGCGCTCGCCGCCGGCAACTTCGGTGCCGCCGAAACCGTCGCGCTCGCCGGTGTCACTGCTGCCGAGCAACGCCTCGCCGAGATCCTGCCCGACCGACTACTCGCCACCCTGGTAGATGGTGGCCTTGCCGCTCTGCGGTCCGCTCGGTCGCGCGGTTCTTTCTTCCGCCGCGCCGCGAGGTTCTCGGCGCAGTTCGATGCGACCAACCCGCGCGCCGTCACGTGGGCGGAGGAGCGTTCCTCACTGCTGATCACGGAGATCGGCGTCGAGACGGTGTCGGCAGTGCAGGCGCTCATCGCGCAGGGCCTTGCCGAGGGCATCCCGCCCCGGAAGCTGGCGCAGCAGATTCGAGCTGCGGTAGGGCTGCGCTCGGATCAGGTGTCTGCCGTCCAGAACCTCATCACGGAGTTGCAGGCGGCGAAGCCCGGCTCTCTGGTGACGCGCTTCCCTCCGCGGGAGGGCCTGCGTGGCTCTGCCGGCTTCAAGGCTCGCATTCCGAAGAGCGGCATCACGCAGGAGTGGTTGGACCGGCAGGCGGCGCGGTACTCGACGATGCAGCGGAACTACCGCGCGCGTACTCTTGCGAGGAC